GGACGGCGATCGACGCGCCGGCCGCGACGCCAGCGACAGCGCCGGCCGCCGTGCGGGTGCCCAGGTCGACACCCTGCTGCTTGAGCTTGTCGGACTCGGCCATGCCCACGTCACCGGCCAGCAGGAAAGGCGCAGCCGGGCCGGCAGCCAGGGTGTACCCCACCGCCTGCGTCGCGAACTGCGTGATGCCGGCAATGATCTGCTCGCTCGCGTGCGTGCTGGCCGGGTCCGGCATGATCTCCTTGGCGCGCGTGCGGAAGATGTCGCCGGCCTCGTTGCTGAACTGCGGACCGGTGTCGAGCAGCTTGCGGCGCGCTTCCTCGCGCTGCTTCTTCTCCTCTTCGGTCGGCAGCGAGAACATGCCCCCGCCGCCGCCGGTGTAGCCCGTGGCGCCAGCGGTTTCGCCGAAAGCCCCGGTGACCTCGGCGCCGAAGGCCAGGGTATTGGCCGCAGCTGCCGCAACGCCACGCGGCACCCCGCGCAGGGCGCCCAGCACGCTGAACCCCTGCTCGGGCGGCAGGTCCGGCCGGGGCCGGCGCACCATGTCATCGAGCGCCTGGTCGGTGCCCTCCTGGAACATCGAGTCGATCATTGGCGGGGCCCGATCTGCAAGGCGATGCGCTTGCCTTGCTCGTTCGTGACAAGCGTGCCGCCGGCGCGCACGTTGTAGACGCCCTGGCCAGCGTGCACCAGCTGGGCGTCGGGGATGGACTGGACGAACTTGTCGAGCGGCAGACGCGCCTGGCCGGCCATGACGAAGCCGCCCGGCGCCTGGCTCTGGACGTCACCCAAGGTGATGGCGCCCAGGCGCTTCTCGAATTCCGGCTCCTTCATGCCGTAGGGCAGCGGCAGCTTGCCGCCGTTGCGCTCGATGATCCCGCCGGTGGCCAGATTGATGGCATTCTCGACGTCGCCGCCCTTGGCCGCGGTGATCAGGAACGCGGCATTGATGATCTGGTCCTCGGCCTGCTGGTTGGAGTAGGCGCCCCGCACCTGCTTGGCGATCTGCGCACGCCAGCCCGATTCGACGGCGCCGTCCGGCTTGACCGCCTTGTCCTTGATGGCCTGCTCGCCCCTGAGCACCAGCTCGGCGGTGTACCGGCCCTGCGTGGTCTTGGAACTGGCGAAAGCCATGGCCGTGCCGATCACCCCGTCCTTGTCCTGCAGCTGCTTGGCAACCGCCGCCACGCGGTCCGCATCTCCCACCAGGGCGCCCATCTGGCCCAGCACGCCGGCCGCCTGGTCAGCGGGCAGCACGCGCACGAGTCGAGTGACCTGGTCCGCCTCGTCCGGCTGCAGGGGGCTGACCTTCTTGCCGGCCCAGGCCTCGACCGTGCCGATCTCCTGCATGCGCTGGCCGATCACGGAGATGGCCTGGTTCGCGTCGCCAATGGCGATCTGCGGCGCCTGCTGGATCACACCCACGCTCTGGGCCGCCGACCATGCGTTCTCGTCCACCTGCTTGCGCAGGTTGTCGTCGATCCGCTCGGCACGCAGGATCAGCTCGTTCTGTTCGGGCGTCACGCCAGTGGCGGGGTTCGCACGGCGCGCGCGCATGGCGTTCAGGGACTCGGCGCGCTGGTCGGGTGGCATGCTGGCAAACCCGGCCACCTGCTTCTGCGAGGCCAGAAGCGCATTCACCTGACGCTCCAGGCCCGTGCCGGCCGCCTTGGTCGACAGGTCAGCGATGAAGTCCGGCGACAGGTAGGCGCCACTCATCGACAGCTCGATGCCCTTGTCCAGCGCGGTGTTCGCCTCGTTGTAGCGCTTGGTGGCCAGCCGCTCGGCCTTGTCGGCTTCCCGCTCCTGCTTCGCCTCCATCGACTGCTGCCAGCCGAAAAGGGTCTGGTCCAGCGCCGTCCGGCGGGTCGGGTCCAGGGCATCCCCCTCGGGGCTGTTCACGCGCTGGCGCGCCGCCTCCACCGCCTTGGGGTCGCCCGACTGCATGGCGTCCTGCCCGAGCCGGCGCATGGTGTTGTAGGTGACCTTCTCGGAGAATCCCGCCTTCATGCGCTGGATGTCGTCCGGGGCGAGTCCGGCATGCGGCGCCAGCGCGTCGATCTGGGCGAAGTACTCGGCCTGGGCGCGCTGCGGGTCGCGCGCGGCCGTGCGCTCGTACTGCTCACCCAGGGACAGGATGTTCGCCTTGGTGTCCTGCTGGTTGCGCTTCGTGACGGCATCGCGCACGCCGTTGGCGCCCTTGCGCTGCAGGTTCTCGAACTCCACGCCCAGCATGCCGGAGAACTCCGGCGACAGGCTGCTGGTGCGCCCGTCGAGCATGGCGCGGCTGCGGTCCGCCCACTCCTGCTCCGCCTTGTCCTTGGCGATCGTGCCGTCCAGGATGCCGCGATTGACCTCGTCCTGCAGGTCGGCCAGGTCGTTGACGGTGGTGGCGCGCACGCGCGCGGCGGCGGTCTTGGCCTCCAGGTCCTTGCGCTGCTCGGCCTCGCGGGTGTTGATGGCAACCTGGTCGATGGCCGCGCCGGCGGCGATGTTGCCCAGCCGCTGCGTGGCTTCGGCGACTGCGGTGTCGGCCTGCTGGCGCACCGCCTGGCGCGGCGCGGCGATGACGTTGCCGAAGGAGCCCTGTGGAATCTTCATCGCGTGCCCTTCACCCGTTGACCTTGACGGCGCTGCCGGCGCCGCCCGACTTCCAGCCGGAGGCCTTGCCGTAGCTGCCGGCCGTCGAAAGGAGTGTCCCGGCCGCGTTGATGTAGCCGGCCTTCTTCGCTGCGGCGCCCTGCTGCCGCACGACCTCGGCCTGCCCACTCAGGCTGCTGCCTCGTCGGTCCCCGCCAATGATGGTCTGCAGGGCATCGCTCTCGCTGTCCTTGATGATCTGCTCCTGAATCTTGAGCGCCGTGCCGGTGTCCGACGACACCCCCGACGCCGACAGCGCGGCTTTGGACTCGCCCACCTGTGCGCGCGCCGCCTTGCGGATGCGCTCGGCCTGCGCCGCGGCGTTGTCCTCTTCCTGGCCGGCCTGTGTTGCCAGTTCCTGGCCCTGCATCTTTGCCGCCTCGTCCTGCGCTTTGCCCGACTGGATGGCGCCGTAGGCCGACGCCCCCGCTCCGGCCACGCCAGCGGCGAGCAACGCGATCTCAATGCCTGTGCACATGTGTCAGTTCTCCAGTACGTCAAAGATGGGGCCGACATAGCGCAGGCCGAGCGCGCGATACAGCGACTCGGTCTGCTGCACCTGTACCCCGGTGCTGATTCCGGCGGTTGCGCGGCGTGCGCCTATCTCACGTGCCCAGCGCCGATAGGCTCGAATGAGGCCGACTGGAGCGGCGCCGCCGCGGCTGCCCGGCTCGATGAACAGCGCGATGTCGAATGCAACGAGGGCGGTCGACGCCCAGTGCTCGGATGCCGCGGCCGCCATTCCTCCGGCGATAGACCCAGCCCGATCGACGACCTTCACAAAGCCCAGTGGGCTGTCGATGAGCGCACCAAGCATCTTCTCCGCCTTGTCGGCAGCGAACGGCAACCCCCTGAACTCCGGCGACTCGTCGTGCATGAGCCGGCCAAGTTCGACCAGGCGCGGGATATCGGTGTGAACTGCGTCTCGAATCATGCTCACCCCTGGTTGAACGTCCACTTGCGGACGACGGCGAGGATCTGCCACGGCAATGGCTGGTCCTGCGTGATGACCACGACCGAATCGCCGTCGGCCCAGCCCAGGTTCTCGATCTTTTTGAACCCGGTGAACTCGCGCGGCGCCTGGTCGAAGTGGTCCTGGCTGAACTGCCGGAACGACAGCACCTGCCCGTTCACCTTCACCCCGATGGTGTCCAGCAGGCGCACGTAGATCTCGCCGCGGTCCATCGCGGAGGCCTGCGCGCTGCCCATCTGCCCGGCAACCTCGGGCGGCAGGAGTTTGATAGTGCTGGTGTAGTGCAGGCCGATCTCCACCTGATTGGCCGGCCGGGTCAGCGTGACCTGCCCCCCCGCCACCGCCTGCGGCGGCATCACGGAGCCGTCGGCAACGATGTCGACCGTCTTGCCCTCCAGGTGGGCGAGGCCAGCCCAGACGCTCGATCCGCCCGGGCTGGCGCCCGTGATGCCGGCATCCGTGTTCAGGGTGCGGTCGAACCGCTCCACGTAGCGCACCGTCGAACCTCCGACGGTGCGGCGCACGATGGCCCAGGTCTGGTCGCCTTCTGCTGCCGGGATGGTGGCGACGGATTCGAAGGCGCCGTCGGTCGTCTGGCGCGCCCAGCCGATCACGTCCTGGTCGCGGTCGTAGGTGGACGTGGCCAGCACGCCGTCGTCACGCACCGCGAAGATCAGCTTTCCCGGGTCGTCCTGCCAGGTCATGGAGGACACGCCAGCGCGAATCAGGTGCTCGGCCAGGACCGACATGTCCGGCGCCGCCCAGCGGCCCAGCTCCTCGCTGTAGCCGACGGCGCGCACGCTGCGACCGGTGCGCTGCACGAACAGTTCCTCGTTGCCCACGCGCAGCGGCCGAACCTGCTTGCACCCGAAGTTGCTGCGAGGCTTGACCCGCACGTTGGTCGGGGTGATCGGCTTCTCGATGCCGCCCTCCACCGTGAACTCGCCGCCGTAGGTCATGACGACCAGGGATTCCATGGCCGCCAGGTACAGGATCGGGTTGACGTAGTCGCTGGCCAGGTCGTACTGGAAAGCCTCGTCGTCGTTGGTGCCCAGCTGGAAGACGAAGTACTCGCCCACGTTGGAGCCCCACACGCGCTGCGGGTAGGCCGGCGAGCCGGCGGCGAACAGGCGCTGCTGGAAGAACGTTCCGGTCCCGGGGTAGCCGTCGGTGGCATTCCACACCGAGTGCTCGATCGTCCACGCATCCGGCGCGGCGTCGACCGTGGACGCCAGTTCCTGCTCGACGATGCCGCGCGCCTCCTTCGAGTTGATCACCTGCGTGATGCGCACCAGGCCGCCATTGATCCGCACGAACCCCCCGACGTCCGAGAACCGGAACACATCGGCCTGCGTGCTGGTCGCGGAGATCTGCTTGGCCACCGTGCCCGGGTCGACTGACGTCCCGGGATTGTTCGCCAACGCATAGGCGAAGGTGTCGGCGTCGTAGACGTAGATCGAGAAGACCCCGTTGTAGCCGGCCTGGTCGGTGTCGGCGATCTGGACGACGTCGCCGCTGACAAGCCCGTGCGCCGTGCGGGTGGCCGTCACGAACCCGCCACCCCATGCAAGGGACGCGATGTCATACGCCGTGTCGAATACCCGGTCCACCGACGCACTGGACGTGAGGGTGATCTCCGCGCCGACTGGCCCGGTCGCCGACGGCACCAGCGTGGCGCGCGGCGAGCCGAGCATGCGCCAGTCGCCGCCGGTGTAGTTGGCCGAGTCAAAGGCGGCGGTGATCGTCGCCGTAACGTTCGATGCGTCGAGGTAGTCGGTGATGACCGCGCTTCCGATGCCGGCCACGATTGTCCGGCCAACGTCCGAGTCGTAGAAGCTGTTGACGGCCATGAAGTTCCGGCCAGCCCCCGGCCCCGTGCCGCCGGTGATGGTCAGCGGCGCAGCGAAGGTGATCCCGATCTCGTCGAACGGGACCGGGTCGAAGGGCGCCGAATCGAGGATCCAGTTGTCGTCTCCGAAGCGCCGCAGCCGCTGGGGAAACACGTCCTGGTGCCACAGGAACATCGTGTCCGCGCCCTGCGTGTAGTCGATGGCGTCGAGCATGTCGGCCGAGTACGGGGTGGCGATCTCGTAGACGGCCGGCCCGCCGCCGGCCAGCACCTGCCCGTCAGGCTTGAACACCCGCATGTACAGGTGCCCGAACTCGAGGATGTACGCCTGCTCGCGGTTGAAGATGAACGGGATGAGCCGGGACCGCTGGTTGCCGAACTTGGCCGGCGCCACGAATGCGGTGCCCCAGCGCCGCACCGCGCCGCCCCACAGCTCGGGCCAGGCGTTCTCGATGATCTCCGCCCCGTTCGCGTAGCGCGCCACGTCCACGCGGCCACGCATCTTCGGCGTCAACTCGCCGGCCGTGAAGTTCGTCTGCGCGTAGGTGATCTTCGGCATGCTCAGTACACCCCGTCGCCCGCGAAGACCTGGCCGCGCAGGCGCGCCGACAGCAGCGGCGAATCGGTGATCTGCTCGGGCGGGTTCTCCTGGCCGTCGATCGCCTTGGCGATCCGGAATGCCGCCTGGAACTCGGCCATGGCAGCGTCCGCCACGGTGCTGGACTTCGTGATCGCGTACGCCATGGCCGCCTTCATGCGCAGCTTCATCAGGCCGACCAGCAGGTCGTCCCACTGCGCCTCGGGCGTGTCGGCGATGTAGCGCACATTCAGGATCGTGCCGTCGGTGAGCACGCGCCGCCCCGCCTCAAGCTGGTAGTCCACCGGCGCCCAGCACTCGCCCCCGATGTCCAGCAGGCGCAGGCACTCGGCCGGCAGCACGAACTGGGCGGGGTATCCGAAGGCCGGCGCCGCGGCCTCGGGCGCCAGCTGCGCGCGCTGCACACAGCAGTTCCATGGATGCGAACGCATCATCGCCTTGCGCTCGTCGGGGTAGAGGTTGGCCGCGATCAGCGCCCGGTCGGTGCCATCGGTGAACGAGCTGATGGTCTGCGCGCCCAGCAGGATCAGCGCTTGCGAGCAGATGGAAACGGGCGAGGCCATGATGCGATCCCTTCAAAAAAAAGGGCGGACCCGCGACGGCCCGCCCAACCTTGATTCACCAAGGAGGAGACAACTGGCGATCAGTTCGCCTGGGCGTAGCGGCAGTGCACCGTCAGCGTGCCGGTGGCCGTGGCGGCGGCGGTGAGCGTGGCAACCACGTCGTACTGCTTCTGCGGGTCCTTGGTCAGGCCCAGGACCTGCCACAGCGGCTGCTCGATCTCGGAGATGTCCAGCACCCCCGACTCGTGCAGGATGTCGGTCGCCGTGTTCACGATGGCGCTGGCGATCGACTGGGCCGAGGCGAAGCAGTCGGCGTCGACCACCGCGCCGCCGTTGGCCGCGATCTCGTAGATGCCGAAGTCGGCCGCGGCGCTGGTGATCGCGTCGCACTTGAGCAGCAGCTGCGACATGCGCACCGAAGAGTGCACGCGATGCAGGCGGAACTGCGAGCCGATGGAATCGCCGTTGGTGACTTCGACGGTGGCCACGTCCTCGTACAGCCGGCGCGGGCCGACCTGGACGTTTGATTTGCTGCTGGGGACGAGATCGCCCGCCAGCAGAGCGGTGGACTTGACGGTAACGACAGCCATGATGGTTTCCTTTCGTGTTCGGTGGCCGGCTCTTAGGCGGTCGTGTAGTCGATGGCGAGCACCTTGAGCTCGTCCTGGCGGACGGCGCCCATGCTCATCCAGGCGTAGGCCTCGACGGGGTGACCACGCTTCTGGGTGTTCTCGCCCACTCGGGTCTTGGTCTCGATGCCGGTGCCGTAGTGCACGGCCGACTTCGCCCAGGCCACGGTGCGCTTCTCGCCCGCGCCGCCGGCGCCGTTGTCCAGCGCCTGGTACGGGATCCAGGTGAAGCCCAGCCAGTTCTGCGCGATCTCGCCGGACTGCAGCATCTTCACGGCCATGAAGTCGGCCGAGGTGAGCGTGGTGTCAGCCATGATCTGGCGCACCATGGCGTCGTCATAGGTGATGAACAACTGCTCGCCGTTCTCGTTGTCGGCCTCGTTCTTGCGGAACACCGAGCGGGCGAAGATCGCCTTGGTCTTGGTGAAGCCGGTGCCGCCCGCCAGGATGATCTGGCCCGAGGGCAGCGCGATCGAAGACATGGCGCCGTTCTCGCTGGTCTTCTCCAGGGCGGTGTCGAGCAGCGCGCGGTAGATCGTCTTGTCCTTGCGACGGTTGGCGGCGGCCACCAGCAGGTCCACGTACTTGTACGTGGGATCGGCCGACAGCTTGGGCAGGTCGAAGGCGTCGACGGCCAGCAGGCGGTCGTAGTCGGCCATGTAGGCGATGCGCGTGGCGTTGTCCACGTTGCCGACGTGCTTGTCCTCGTAGCGGTTGGTCACCGCCTCCATCTCGGTCGCGCCGATGTTGTTCACGGTGAAGGACGAGCCGGCGATGCTGCCGCGGTCCATGACAGTGCCCTGCAGGCGGGAGACCTTCTGTTGCAGCGCTTCGCGGAAGGTGTCGTCGAACTGCTGCTTGAAGGCGGCGGTGGGGTTCTTGAGCATATGGACTCCTGAAAGGTGGGTCGGGTTCGGTTCGCCTTTCAGGGTGTCCAGCTACGCCGGGCCTGCTGCGTGGCGCTGGGCCGGCTGGAGCCTTCGCGCTACGGGTATTCGGGAGAGGGTGTCCGCGCACCACCACGGGCCTCTGATGGGGCGTGATGGTCGCGCGGGTGTGCGGTCGGAATCCCGACCAAACACGAAGGCTCAGGCGCTGGGGGCGCGGCCGTAGCGCTTTTCGTAGAGCGCGTTGATTCTGTTCTGCAGGTCTTGCCGGCGCGCG